TCTAAGGCAGGAGAGATTAACAGTATAACGAGAGCTAACGATGCTGCTATGGGAAACCTAGAAGGAGATCCTAATGTTGTTGATGGATTTACAGAAGAAATGGAAAATAGATTCCCTAAAACCAAGGCAACCCAATCTGTATTTAAAACACTTAATAATCAAGCTAAACTAATCAGAAATCTTCTAACTGAAAAAAGTACCACTAAAGGTCCTAACGGTAAAATTAATAAGTCTGACCCTGTAAGTATTGCTAAGAGTTGTATAAAATCTCTTGAGTCTAACTTATCTTACGATTCTATTATGGAATCAAGAATAAAGGACCTAGATATTTCAACTGATTATGGCAGAGCTAAACTATCAGAAATTATTGAGAGAGAAAATCAGTTATCTACTATAGACTCCTTACTTAAAGGAAGCAGTGGAGATACTAAGACTGCTACTACAATGATTCTTAGACTGGCCTTTTCTTGTGGAGGAAACAAGGATGATATTCTGCAAAGTGTATACACACAAGATGACAATAAGGTTCATACTTACTCACACAATTATGTATTCAATGCTATAGGAGAGGATTTAGAAAACGTATCTATAGTTAGGTCTGGATCTGGGTTTAATATTGAATACAAAGGTCTAAAAGTAAGACTTAATTTAGAAGCAACAGGATCTTCTAAAGGTATGAGTAAATCTACTAGAACATGGCTGGAGATGCGTAAAGATACAGTTAGGTTAGCATCCGAAGATCTACAAGAATCTATAAAACAAAACCTAAAGGAAGATTTGGGTAGTGATTTAGAAGAACTGTTTTATATTCAGAACAAACTTCTATCTAAGCTTCTAGGTTAGGGTAGATAAAAAAAATAAATCCCAATTAGTTACTTGAGATTTATGAGGCACGATCTATCATTAATAAAACAATATTAGATCAACTCTGGGTATAGCTTTTTATACTTCTTACTACTAAAAAATGAATCACTGAAGAGAAGTAAATCTTCTAGCTTTAAACATATATACTTCTTACTCATAGTTAAGTAATCAATACTAGACGAATCAATTTTGTCTAGTATTGCTTTATTATAATCTAATATGCATAAGGTATCTTTGCGAGATTGTTTGAATATTACCATGAAATCTTTTTTAGCTTTCTTGGCATCAACAGAGGCTTGCTCTATAAACTTTTTTATCCCTGAGTTAGAGCTAAAGAACCCACCCAGATTCTCCTTGTCATACCCATTCTTAAGTTCTAAGACAAACCTAAAGTCCAGTGGGGTGATAAGATCTCCATATAACTTAAGATGTTCTGGTAGGTCATGTGTTGTAGCGTAGGCTCCAGATCCGGGAGATCTAGAGAACTCCTTAGTGTTAAATCTTTCGTTTAACTTTTTAGCAATGTTCCTTTCAAACGTGCTTCCCTTGGTTTTACTGTTGATTCTCTTCTTTTTAGGCTTAGAAAGTTTAGATAAATCGTAATTGTCCTTCATAAATGGTCACTCCTTCAGCTATTATAGCTCATGGAAACTGCTACAAAGCAAAACAAACTTGATCTCGACAATTGGAAGATCAGAATTACTCAAAAAAGGAAAAATAGAATGAAACTACAATTTAATTTAGACAAGGATGAAGCACTAGCCTTCAAAAACTTCAGTGATATGTTCCAACCTCTACTTGCTGCCAAGAAGGGATTGGAGGTTGAGAAGTATGGACAAGACCAATTCATCCGTGACGTATTTATCCAAGGCTTTAATGCTATTAATATGGAATTTACTTCTTTCATGAATCAGGCTATCTCTGAGAATGAGGAAGAGCTTAGAGAGTTAGGCGCGGAAGTCGTACACAATGAGGACGGTTCTGTTTCTCTAAAGGAGACAGAGACTTCTAATGAAGAATAATAAGCAACTATTAGAGATTAAGGACTGGTTGGAGTCTTCTTTGGAAGGAAGCCAATCTAACTTGGAACTAGAAAAGAGAGGTAGTGTGGGTTTCTGGTCAGAGATGGCTAGAATCGACCTTATAGAAGAACTTAAACAATTCATCGAAGAAAATGTATAATTTAAAATACCTAACAAAGAGTTCGGACTTACGTAAGATCCTTTTTAACCAACAGAGTACTAAAAGATCTTTTAGCATCTTATTTGTATCACCTTGGGACTCGTACTGCGAGACTCTGATAGAGAGGTTGGAGTCTGAGTTTGGAAGTAAGGATCGTGGGGAGCCCCTCTATATTGTAGATAGCTTCTTAATGCCTGATGCCTTTTCACACTACAACACGCAAAAGGTCCCTCAGCTAGTACAGATTAGGAAGGACTATACTTCTGTAGAAGACTACCTTCCTACCGTTTATCGGAAGCTTAGGTTTCAAGCCCGTCCCGTCTAGCCTCAAACAAGTCTTCAATCTTTTGATTGTACTTCTTTTCCTTAGTATACATCAACTTTAGGTTATTTACAATAATTGTTGTAAAGTAGTTAAACGCTGTGCCTTTAGTTGGTTTAAAGTTCTTTATGATCTTTAGTACTAAGGAAAAGCATTCTTGTTTTGCATCATCCTGATCAACCTTAAACTTAAATGAGGTTAGGATCTTGCCTATAAGAAGATCGAAAATCTTTACTAGTTCTTCTTCGTGAGAATCGGGATCCTCTTTGTATAATAGAATGAGTTCCTCGAACTCCTCGTTGTTGATGTAATATTTACCCATAACATATAATAGTATGTATAAGCCCTTAGAAGATCTTTATTCTGATCTTGAGGTAGAGTCTGGCAACCCAAAGTGTAAGGGTTGTAGTATTCTTAAAAAGAATAAACCTTGCCACTCCGTAATGGATTACGAGGAAATGGATCAGTGTGATGTTCTTTTTGTAACAGACTCTTTAAGTTTTAGGTTTGGGGCAACTCACGGTGCTGACCTAAAAGCCACTAATCTTCTCAACGAAATGATGAGCGATGAGTTCCTTATTACTGGAGCAGTTAAATGTCCTTCAGTTAAAGAGGAAGATATGTCTACGTCTGACAGGAAGATCTGTAGGCAGCACATCTTGGATACCGTAGAAAGGGTACAACCAAAACTTATCTTCGCTTGTGGAAACCTAGCTCTTAAACAACTGACTAAACAAAGTGGAATCCAGAAGAAGCGTGGAGCAGCTATTGAGTTAGAATTAGAGAGTGGGTTTAAGACTGTGGTTGTGCCGATCTTTCATCCTTATGCTGTTCTGAAAGAGCCTAAGAATGAGATGTTGTTCAATATTGATATACAGAACGCATACAATATCTACATTCTAGGCAAAAAAGGTACTAGTAACTTTGACTACAGTGTGCTTATGTCTCTGGAAGATATAGCTTCCTTTATTGATAGGGTAGATAAAACGGTAGCGTGGGCAGTGGATACTGAGACGGAAGGTTTGGACTTCTTGAGACATGATATCACAACGATTTCGATCACTACTCCAGACGAGACTTGTGTTATCCCCTTCAAGCATAAAGATAGTCCTTTCTTGGGGGAAATGGATAAGTTAGTAGCTATGATTAACCTGCTATTTTCATACGACAATAGAAAGGTCTTTCATAACGTTAAATTCGATTTGCGTATGCTCTTGAGGCAGGGAGTAAGAATCCCTATCAAAACCTTATTCTGTACTCAGATGTTCCATCACCTATGGAATGAAAACCTACCTAAAAGCTTGATGGATATTATTAAGATCCACTTCCCTGAAGAACTTGACAAACTATAAGACATGTTAACCGTATCAAATCCTCAAAATACAGACTGGAAGAATATGCCCTTAGGGGATCTTTGTGAAGGAAATGCAACAGACACGTACTTCACTTTGAAGATTTACGATCTTCTTATGAATCAGATGGAAGATACCCCTGTAATGAAGCTAGTAGATCGAGTTTTAATGAGAACTATTAGTAGGTTTGCTGAGGTTGAATATTTAGGTTTAGATGTGGATACTTCTAAGCTTAGTATGATATCAGACTCTATTGATGACGCTAACATGGAGATTGAAGATCGTATTTACTCTTTGGAAGCTGTTAAGCCTAAAGATGCTCTAACTGGTCACGATCTATTAGAGATCTTATATACTAGAGAGGGTGCTTTGGAGCTTTACCCAGCAGGACACACAGAGAAGGACGCACCTTCAACAGCGGAGCCTGTATTGACTAAAATGTTATCCCAAATAAACGAAGAACTAGAGAAGAGGTCCTAATGGTTTCAAAGTACGAAAAAAAAGCTAGAGACGAGAAGATTAGTCGCGCTGTCATAGGTAATAAGACTACTAAGTCTTTGAAGGAATCTAAAGCTTTTATTACTGACCTACTAGAGCTTAGAAAGTCTACTAAACTTAAGACAACATACGTTACAGGTACACGGAGAGCTATTGAGAACAATGGTTATGACAAAGTATACTTTGATTTCCGATTCGATGGAACGGTGACGGGAAGGTTGTCTTGTGGTGGAGCTACTAAAGGAAGGAAGAACTCTGATAAAATGGGAGTTTCTTTCCACACTCTACCTCAAACAGACGAGGATTACGAGACTGACTTAGTTAGCAGAAACATTAGAAGTCAGTTTGTAGCTCCCTCTGGTTGGTCTTTTTTGGCGGGAGACTATAGCCAGATGGAGCTACGAGTTTTGGCTGTTCTAGCTAATGAGGGGTCAATGAAGAAAGCTTTCTTAGAAGGTAGAGATATTCACACATCTACTGCCTCACTAATCTTTGGTGTTTCTGAGAATCAGGTAACAAAAAAGCAAAGAAATATCGCTAAGACTGTTAACTTCCTTATTGTATATGGTGGTGGTGAGTACAACTTGTCTGAGACTGCTGGAATTACTATGGTTGAGGCTGAGAATGTTTTCGTAAAATATAGAGAGAACTTCCCCAAGGTGTTCTCTTATATGGAGATTATTAAGAAGCGAGTTATGCAGGACGAGTATGTCACCACATTATTTGGACGTAGAAGACATTTACCTAATGTTAGGTCTAACAATAAGAAAGTGGTAGCACAGGCCGTAAGGCAAGCTAACAACTTCACAGTACAGTCTCCTGCGTCTGACGTAATGCTTTGCGCTATCGATGGTGTATGTGAAGATATTGAAAACAAATCTCTACTTTCTAGAGTAGTCGCTACTGTTCACGACAGTGTTGAGATAATCTCACCATTTTCTACTACTATCCAAACACTTGAGATAATGAGGAAACAGATGATGAATCCTCCCGCATTAGAAGATTTAGGTATTGAGTTCGATGTACCTCTAGTTGTAGACCTAGAGGTTGGTGCTAGCTTCGGAGATCTTATGGATGTAGAGTTTGATGATTCTGGAAAAGTATCAAATGAGGAAGAAATTATGGAGTATCTTGGAGCATGAAAAAGTTTAAAGTATTAGACAAAGGATATGTTCAACTTATTGAGCATATGGGATCAGACCTATCGGTAGTTAACGCTGCTAGATGTTCCTTCGATAAGGTTAAAGAAGAGTTTGACGAGAAGGATACAAAGTTAATCAAATATCTAGCTAGGGAAAAGCACATGCTACCCTTTAGGCATCCTCAAATCTCACTTAGAATTCATGTTCCTATCTTTTCACTTAGACAACTAGGTAAGCATCAAGTAGGCTTCTCATGGAGTGAAGTATCACGTAGGTATATCTCAACTGAACCTGAGTTTTATGAATCAGAAGTTTGGAGAAAGAAACCAGATGCTAGTATTAAGCAAGGATCAGGAGAGGATTTTAGTATGGGGCAGCAGATTGATCTTGTTACTAAGGCTGTAATCAATAACCACAGGTCTTTATCTACGTATAAAGACTTACTTTCTATGGGAGCAGCACCTGAGATGGCTAGAATGGTATTACCTCAATCCATGTACACTACGGTCTATGTAACAGGCTCTCTATTAGGATGGGCTCATATGTATCGAGAACGAACTAGCCAGACTACTCAACTAGAATCTAAAGAGTACGCTGTAGCAGTTGGCAAGATTATGGAAGAATTATTCCCTGTATCGTGGGAGAGAATTAAATGAAGTGTATAATGTGCGGTGAACCAGCTACCTATTATATTAACTGGGTCTTTACGGAAAGCTCAGAGGACGATATTCAGTTCCCTCTCTGTGATAAGCATCATACTAATTTAAAGTCTTACAAGGAAATGCAAGAGGAAATGCAAGAGGAGAAAGAAGATGAAAAATAAAACACTAGTCATAGGCGACCTACACTTAGCCAATAAAATCCCAGGATTGTTGGAGGCTCAGTGCGCGTGTGTAAAAAGGATTAAGAAAGAGCATGGTTGTAATATCATTGTTTTACTTGGAGACGTATTTGAGAACAGAAGACCTAAATCATCTGTTATTTTATCAGCTAAGAACCTTGTTAGGTATCTAGTCCGTCCCAACTCAGCCCACGCCAGATCTAATACTGTTCACATCCTTAGAGGAAACCACGACTCGGAGAATAAGAATGATGACGGCATCTCAGCTATTAGCTTACTTGGAGAGGATGATTTTGGTGTTGTCAAACACATCCAAACTTTAGAAAACTCCAACTATACCGACACATTCATTCCACATTATGAAGATGAAAATAAAATTAGAGAGGATTTAAAAAATGTTAAGAAAGGTTCTAGAGTGTTTGGGCATTTTGGCTACTTTGGTAGTCTTAACTCCGCTGGTGATAATGATTTCAGCTTGGCTCTTTCTGATTTTCCTAATCGTACTTATCTTGGACATATCCATAGTTATAAGAGAGAAGGGAACGTTACAATCGTGGGCACTCCATACACAACTAGTTTTACGGAAGCTGGTAAAGACTCTTACGTTGTGTTACTCGGATCTGACGGGGAAGAAGAGAGAATCCTAGTTGATCATGGGCCTAGACACTTAATCATTGATATCGATGAGATAGAAGATAACCTTGAGTTCATTAATGATTCTAATTACTTTACACTTCTCAGAGTAGTAATTCCAACAGCACATGACGAGCGTGAAGATATTGGAAGTATCTTAAGCAAAGTAAATGTCGGATATGTTGAGGTGAAATACAAGCCTGTCATCTATGATATACACCAGCTTAGTGACTTAGATCCAGACAACCCCATCATTGAGGTTACGGACACTCTAGTTGAGGAATACATTAACCACAGCGAAACCTTGCTCTTAAAAGAAGATTTAATGGCAGGACTACAGACTATCCATGAAAGTAAACAAAATAGAAATCAATAACTTCTATTCTATTAAGGACATGACCCTAGACTTTGATCAGTTTAAGGGTCTTGTTCTGTTAGAGGGAAATAATGTTGACGTAGGTGGGTCCAATGGGTCCGGAAAAAGCTCCATCTTAGATGCTGTTGTTTGGGGTTTATTTGGTAGGACTGTACGTAAGTCTACCGAAGAAGCTCTTGTAAACAACCAAACAAAGAAGAAGCTCTCGGTTACTGTCCACCTTGAGGGTGGGACGGTGATTACAAGGTCTAAAAGACCTACAAAATTGACCTTTATCTACCGTGGAGAGGACCGAACACAAGACAAAGCTCTAGAGACTCAAAGAGAGATCGAGAGGCTTTTAGATGTTAATTATAAGGTCTTTTTAGCCTCAACGGTCTTCGGACAAGAGAACAACGTAGACTTCATTAGCTCTTCCGCTGATGACAAGAGAACTATTATTCGAAACTTTCTCGATCTTGAGAGTGTTTTTGGTTTGCGAGAGACAGTGAAGTTCTTAAAGTCTCAATATTCACAGGAGAGGAAAGCAACCTCTGCGGTAATTGCATCTCTGACAAAGCAGGTTAGCGGGTTAGATAAAAAGATTGAAGAGGCTACGACCCTCAAGGCCAGCGCGGAATCTGAGTACTCAGTAGAAGTATTAACCAAAGACTTTGAAGAGATCGCTAAGGTCCACGATGAGATTGATGATTTAAAGCAGACCATAAATAAATGGAGCAAGTCTTTGTCTCTTGCTAAAAAGAGAGTTAAAGAGTATAATGATTTTGAGGGATCTTGTTTTGAGTGCGGTCAACCCGTAGAGGATAAGAGATCACCTAAGGATTTAGCTAAGCTTACTAAAGAGGTTAAATCATGGGACACTAAGATTAACAATTCTATCGAAGCTCTTAGTAAAAAATCTAACTCAGTTCTACCTCTTAAAGAGATTCACAAAATAACTAAGTACCAATCTATCTGTGGAAAGATAGACTCCTACAAAGAGAACAAAGAGGAACTTCTTGTAGATTTAGATGGTCACTACAAGCAGACTCATGGCGCAGAGAAAGACTATGAGATTATGCGATTCTGGGAGAAAGCTTTCTCTGAGGCTGGACTTGTTAAGTATGTTATACGGAATATCTTAGGATATTTCAATAATAAGGTTAACTATTATCTAACCTATCTCGCTAATGGGAAATATAAAGTGACTTTTGATGAGGAGCTTTCGGAGACTATCCTCTATGATAATAGAGAAGTTCACTTTATGTCTTTGTCGGGTGGAGAGAAGAAGAGAGTTAACCTAGCAGTTATGTTAGCACTTCAGGGATTACTCTCACTGTCGAACAAGGCTGAAGGTAACTTATTATTTTTTGACGAGTTAGATACGAGTTTAGATTTTACAGGCATGGAAGGTCTAAGTGAGTTGTTAAAAGTTCTGAAAAAAGATAAAACTATTTTTGTGATTACTCATAACCAACATCTAAAAGAGTTAGTCTCTCCTTGTTCTGAGCTTATCATAACGAAAGAAGATGGAGTATCCTCTATTCAATGAAGATCTTTGTAACTTTCATATTTTTGTTTGGTATATTATTACTAACAACTACTATATAAATACTGCAAGAATTGAATAGAAATTGTACTTTATTCATAATTACACACAATTTACACCTAAAAGATACACTAGGTAATACACAGATCCTTACTGTACAAAAATAAGGACGGAGTTATAGAAATACTATGAGCGCATTTGAAGTTAAAGGTTACGGTTTAGAAGTTTACAATTTGAAGTACCCTTATCCGGGAGAGAAAAGCTGGTCTGACAGGGCTAAAGTTGTTGGTAAGTTTGTAGCTTCTGCTGAGTCGGATGAAGACATGACTAAGTATGAGAAAAAATTTAACTCTTCTCTTTTAGCCGCTGATTTCATTCCCGGAGGAAGAATTATTTTCGGTGCTGGTAGGAATATGGGAAACCAAAACATGCTTAACTGCTTTGCTTTGGCTCCAGAAGACACGGTTGAGTCTATTGGTAAGACTGTCCAAGACATGTACCGTATTTCTTGTGCAGGAGGAGGTGTTGGTCTTAGCTTCGGAAAGATTCGACCGAGAGGTGATGATATTCAAAACATCCCCAACAGCGCTCCCGGATCCATTTCTGTCATGAAGATGGTAAATGAGGTTGGAAACCATGTTAAGGCAGGTAAGAACCGTAGAACTGCACTTCTAGGATCTCTCCCTGTCACACACCCAGATGTTTTAGAATTTCTAAGCATTAAGCTTGACCAACAACAGCTTACTAATTTTAATATTTCTGTAGGTATCACTCAAAGGTTCATCGAAGCTTGTCAGAATGATGAAGACTGGTATTTCTTCTTCAATAATAAGCAATACTACACCTTCGAAGTCTCTACAACCGATGGTCGTAAAGTAAAGACTGTAGCACTAAACGAAGAAGACGCTATCGCAAGAGCATCTGGTTTCCAAAAGATTGATTGGAACGATGAGTTTGTCTCTGCTGTACAAGTACCTTACAAAGCCAAAGATCTTTGGAACTATATTTGGAAACACGCAATTAAAAGCGGAGATCCGGGTATCTTAAACATTGATTACATGAAGTCTCACACGAACGTTAATTACTTTGAGGAGATCGAAGTGACTAACCCCTGTGGCGAGATCCCTCTCCCTGCCTACGGTAACTGTTGCCTTGGACATGTTAACTTAAACCACATGGTTTTAGAAGACGGATCCGATGTAGATTGGAAGAAGCTAGCAAGAACGGTTCGTTCTGGTGTTAGGTTTCTAGACAATGTACTTACTATCAACGGTTTTCCCTTGGAGGAGTGCAAGAGTGCTGGACACAGATCGAGACGTATCGGACTCGGTGTGACAGGACTGCATTACATGCTTATTAAGCTTGGACTACGTTATGGAAGTCCAAAGTCTCTTGAGTTTGTTGAGAGGTTATTCACTACCATCCGCAACGAAGCCTATATCTCAAGTGCTTACTTAGCCAGAGATAAGGGATCCTTCGCAGCGTTTGATAGAGACAAGTACTTAGCACAACCTTTTGCTAAGGAACTACCTGCAAGAATTCGTATGCTTATCAGACAGCACGGAATTCGCAATGCTGTAAGTTTAACTCTAGCTCCTGTAGGAACTACGTCTATTGTTTTCAGGACTTCTACTGGTGTTGAGCCTATCTTCTCGCCTATGTATTTCCGAAACCATATTGTAGACGGTCTAGTTAAAGAGACGGTTGTTATGGACCCTCTATTTAAGGAATACCTTGAATCAGGTAAGGACGTATCACACTTTGTCGGAGCTTATGATGTAAATCCTGAAGAACATATTGCTATGCAGGTAGCTATTCAAAAGTACATCGACAACAGTATCTCTAAGACCATTAATCTACCTGAAAACTATAACGATCTATCTGATGAAGACTTTGCTTCTTTCTCAGACTTTGCTCTAGAGTCTAGCAAGGAACTTAAAGGATTGACGATTTACCGAGCCGGAAGTAAGGGAAATGAGCCATTACGAGCCATCCCTACTACTTCTGAAAATATTGAAAAGCACTTAGGACTTGCAGTATCTGAAAACGCTACTGCTGACTCTTGTTCTCTAGATGGTGGAGACTGCGGATAAAAAAAATGAACAAGTCTTTTGATTATTGGGGTAATCCTTTTCATTGGAAAGATATGGACTATGTTAACGAACTCTTAAGTCTTTACGAGCAACGTAGGTTCCTATATCAGGATATTTATATTGAACACAGGATTAAAGAGCTTCTTGCAGAAGGTTATACAAAGTCAGAAATTTGTATTGAGGCTTGCAATAAGCCTGAAGGAGAAGGTTACAGTTGGAGTGTTACTGCAAATGCTCCTATACGGGAAAAACTACCAAAAGAAGGAGATGACTGGGAAGAATAAAATGGAGTATAAATGGAAATGTTGGGATTGTGATATCACCGTAACAAAAGACTATGCTATGGGAAAGTCTCCTATAAGAACTAGATGTACTGAGTGTAATAAACTTATTGAGAAAGACCTTAGCACTGTAACTTTTCATATGAAAGGTGATTGTCATACTAATGTTGCAAGAGGTAAGAAATTCATTAAGGAAGGTCTAAATAAACAAGAAGGTGATGCACTACTAAACAGAGCTATCGATTCCACAAAAGAGGCTCTAGCAGATGATGGTCAGAAATATAAGTCTTACAATATCGATTACGAAAAACTAGCAAAACACGGTAAAGCTACCAAGCTTAACCCAGAGCAGACAAATAAAAAGCGAGAGCTTACTAAGAAACGGACCCAAGAGGTCTATGATAATGCTGAGAAACAAGGCGAACAACTTAACGTAAACAGAAAAAAAGATCAACACTAATGGCATACGACTTCAGCGATAACATCCAACGAGGAATTATCAACCTATTTAAATCCAATCAGGATTTTTACCTACAGATTGTAAACTTAGTTAAGCCTGAGTACTTCGAATACCCTTCACATATGAAGATGTTCGAAGTAGTTGACGCTCATTACAAGAAGTACCACAAGCTACCTACGGATGATTTTGTCATCCAAGATATTAAGAAAAAGCTTGGGGCCAAAGAAGACCTTAGTGATTATACGGATGAGCTTGCCTACATCAACAACCTAGACTCTGCTGCAACAGAAAACCCAAACTATCTTCTGGATATCATCGAAGGGTTTGCTAAAAAAGAAGAGATGAAGTCTGCTATCGCACAAAGCATTGAGCTTATTCGAGATGACAGGACCGAAGAGGTTGAAGCTTTAGTACGTAAGGCTCTATTAGTGTCTAGAGATATTGATACTGGTCAAGACTACTTCAAAGACTTTGGAGAAAGGTTTAACCGAGTATTTAACGAAGAGAAAACTAAAAAACATAAAACTGTACTTCCTTCGTTGGATAAATCTCTAGAAGGTGGACTAGGTGATAAAGAGCTTGCCATGGTCGTGGCTCCTCCCGGAGTCGGCAAGTCTCTTTACCTAGTTAACCAAGGCGTAACTGCCATGACTGAGGGTAAGAAAGTTCTTTACATTTCTTTGGAGATGAGTGAAGATAAGATCGCACAACGATTCGACTCAATCATGACCCTTATCCCTCAGAAGAGACTAAAAGATCCTTCTTCTCAGTTAGATCTTAAGTCTAGGTTCAAGGCTTTTAAAGAAGCATATCCCGGATCTGATCTTGTGATTAAAGAGTTTCCTACCTCACAAGGAACGGTTAACACTATTCGAAACCTTCTAGTTCAACTAAAAAACTACGATGATTTTGAGCCTGACCTTCTTATCGTGGATTACCTAGAACTTCTTCGTCCTACGAGAGAACTCCAAGCGGAACACTTAGCTCAACAACGAATTGCTGAAGAGCTACGAGGCGTTGCAATGGAGAATAACTTACTATGCTGGACCGCTACCCAGACCAACAGAATGGGTCGAAAAGTAAAGGTTATTACAGATGCCGAGCTTGGTGATTCTTACGGTAAAATCCGAACTTGCGACTTTGCTGTATCTCTAAATCAAACAGAGGAGGAGTATGATGCTGGTACTATGCGTTGTTATGTCATGAAATCACGTAACGGAACTCCTAGATTTATTGTCCCTATGCAGCTAAACTACACAAACCTCATTATGGGTGAATTAAATGAATAACCTACCTACCGAGATTAACTTTGGTTGGGCCAAATTCGAGGTACAGTACCTTAAAGGGCCAATCTACACTAAAAATGACGAGACTGAACAAGTTTTCGGTGATGTATGTTTTGATGAGTATATAGTAAGAGTAGACATTAGCCAATCTGAAGCTTGTATTCAGGAGACATTAATACATGAACTTGTACATATTATCCTAGAGATGAGTTGTTTAGGAGCAGAGACATATGGTGAGATGGATAATGAGTCTAAGACTACTTTAATCTCACGAAATATAATGCTTCTTTTAAGGCTAAACTCAACGCCCCTACTGGAGTTGTTTGATGGAAATAAACTTAAAAAACATAAAGAAGAATAAAAAGGATCCTAAGTACACTGTACTTTGTAGAAGGTTAGCTGGTTATTGGATTGCTGTTGGTTTGCCAAAAGACTCTGACATTGTTCAAGTAGTAGGCGGCTCAAGAATTTACAAGATGAATTCAGAGTTCGGTGTAACTACTCCAAGTGTTTCTAAGAAATCTAATTGTTCAGATAAAAGTCTAGTTGGAGACTTTCTTATAGTACATCCTGATTCATCCTTAACCACATTAAAGAAGAGCGAATATCTTGCGTACTTCCCCAAACAACCCGTGGTAGAAAAAGAAGGAACCGTAAACAGTAACGTTCTAAAAAATAAAGAATATCTAACTAATCTCAAGAAGAACTCCTGACTCAGCCTATAATAAGGCATGAACGAGTTAGACAGACTACTAGAGGATTTTGGGTGGGATAGTTATCTTGAGGTCAGCAATGACCTTACTGAATTTAACGAAGATACTATCGATGACGATATTATTAAATTCTCTGCCATTTATTCATCATACTACGCTATGATGGTTACGGCTAAGATGATTAATGATGGGGACTGCACAAACCTTTCTGAGCATATGGCTCAAGTTCGATCTGACTCGAAACAGAACTCAACTAAAAAACTCACTGCGAGGGATTTAGATGACCTTGTTGAAATAGACGAGGAAACCAAACGCCTGACATATGTTTGTCGGGAATCATCCTATAAGTATAACCTACTTAAAGGTCTAATAAAATCTATGGAGGCTAAGAAGGATATGCTCATCCAGTCTTCCAGTAATAGAAGAGCAGAAACTAAACTTTACAGTAACTAAAAAAATGACTATTGATCTCAAAGCACTACGCGCACAGTACGAAACCCTTGTCTCCAAAGACGGAGACTCAGACTCTAGTACTACCAAAATCCCTTACATCACACTAAAAGAAGGAAACAACATTGTTCGAATCCTTCCCGGAAAAGATGATGATGACTTTGTAGCAGAAACTGCTATCCACCGTGTCCCTCAAGACGGTCAGACTTATGATCGTGCCGTTCATTGCCTAAAGACTCACGGAGAGGACTGTCCTCTTTGTAATCTCTACTACGCTCTTTGGGATGGTGTAAATAATGGCACTACCCAAGACGAAGCTGGAGATAAGAAGCTTGCTAATAAGATTCGCGCTCGTAGTCGTTTCTACTTCAACGCTCTTGATCGTGGAGATAAGAACAAGATTAAAGTTTTCTCTGTTGGTGTTAAAATGTACCGTACCATCGTTGGGTCTATTCTTGACGAAGATTACATCACTGAGGATGACGAAACTCTAATCGATCTAAACAACGGTCACGATTACAAAATCCAGAAAGTAATGGAAGATGGCTGGCCTAAGTATGAAGGTTCTATGCCTCGTCCTAAGATTACTCCCGCAGCAGAGAGTAAGAAAGAGATTGCAGAAATCATGGATAGTCTCCACGATATTCAATCACTTGTAAAGCATGAAGATTACGCTGAGGTTAAGCTTATGGCTGAATCAATCGCTGTTACTGGACGAGTCGCTGCCATGAGTAAGTCTACGACTACGGAAGGTAAGCCTTCTAAAAAAGTTGAAGAAGAGGAAGTTTCTAACGAAGATTACCTAGCTAAGATGAGAGGTAACGAGTAAATGGGTATTACTACCGAAACGTTCGGAGAAGATTCTTCTTTTATGAATATCTTAGAAAACCTAGGATGGGATATGACGTTCTTCTTTTATAAGAAAGACCCTTTCGATGTATTTATGTCAGAGGGTAAGGCTCTAGTAGGAAAGAGTGAAGAAGGTCTTATGGGGTTGGACTCCGAGTATGGGGCCACTTCAAAAGGGTATACTGTGGCTGTGTATGATCGTAAGCAAGACGATTTCTTCTTCAAACCTGCCTAGAAATAGAATCTAAAACCGCGCTGCTATCTAAGCGCAAACCCCCCCTGAACCCGATACTTTTTCTCACGAAAGTATCGGGTTCTTTACTTCTAGGACCTATAATATTTTATAGAACATACTGTAGTAAGACTATATACTTGTACTACTACAGGATGAAGATATGAAGAAAGTATGTACAGTATGCTCAGAACCTAAAGATCTAGAAGAATTTCACAAGAGTAAGACAGGTAAGCACGGAGTTATAGCTAGATGCAAAGTCTGTAAACGTACTCAAGATAGGGAGTATGGTAGGAAGAATAAAGAAAAAGCTGATGTTCGTGCAAAAAAGTGGTATCAGGACAATAAAGAAAAAGCTAAGGAACGGATTACTGAGTGGCAAAGGTCTGATCACGGGAAAGCTATGCGGAAGGCTAATCATCTAAAACGGTGCGAAGAGAATCCCGAGTGGTGGAGATCTAAAAAGAAGAGAGACAAGACAGCAAGAAGGTGCAGGGAGTTAAACGCTGGACCTTTGGATATATCGTCAATAGTGTACCTTGAGAACTATAATATTAAAACGTTCACCTTGCAAGGGTTTACTTGTGAGTACTGTAATGAATTTTTAGGGGACTCTTACGATTTAGAACATATTGTACCTTTGTCTAAAGAAGGTACAAATAAATTAGAAAACCTAGCTATCTCCTGTTACAAGTGTAATAGGGGAGAAGGAGGAAAAGGAAGCACTCTCCTAGAAGAGTGGAATCCTAAGAAAATTGAATACTTCTCCAAGAGAAATACAACATGGAAACCAAAATAAATAAGGAGGATCCCGCCGTAGTGCCTAAAGAGAAATTAAAAATTCTCGTCAGTGCATCTAATGGCGGGGGATAATTATGCTCGTACTACCGACTTTTAATGCCTTTTGAAAAAATAGCACAACTGTACCCTGACGAAGTAGAAATTAGATTCGATTTGAATCCTCTTGGTTTTGAT